GGAGACATCTTGCTGAAACTGCTGAGGCGTATAACCGGCAGCGCGCTGGGCTACTTCCGTTGCTTGTTGAAGCTGCGGCATCCCAACTTGTTCAGTAGCAGCGCGGGTGGCGACACCGAACGCCTGCTCTTCAGCGGGACGGAAGCCCGCGATACGCGGCCCTTGATACGCCTGATACGGCTGCGCCGCGATCTGCTGAGCAAACTGATAATTGCGCGCCAGAATATCCTGAATGAAAGGATTAAGTGCTTGCGCTTGAGTAGTAGTTGTCGTCGCCATTAAAGCCCCCGTGTGGCCATGCCACCAATTCCTTCGGTTTTACCATAAAACAAAATAGATTGACAGTCCATTACTGCTGAACCTGCGTTATCGCTACATGGGCCGTCGGAGCAGATGGTGCAAATGCCGTCGCTGCAACATTGGTTGGCTGCAACCCCGTATCGCCCACCGCCCACATCAATTCGACGTAATCGTTTGCGCCCAAAGAAACGAAGTCATTGATATTTAGAGATAAATAACCGCCGCTATCCTTTAGCGATCCAATGATTGTGCTGGAGGAAATGTTCGTCGTCCCGTTCTTCTTTAGCCACATCCATCCAGATTTTAAGTTGGAGTTGCTAGACGAAAACTGGATGCGGGCGGCAAAGTTATACAGGCCGCTATCTTCGACTGTGAGGCGCGTCGTTGGGCTTCCTGTAAGTGTAATGCCCTCGGTAATGACAGTCGTGTCCCACGCAAGCGCGTAGGCCGTATTTGCAGCGGCTGGGGTGATTGTCGTGTTCTTGGTGAACTGGCCGTTGTGGTATTGCTGCTCGACAACTGGACGAACGAAAATCTCACCATCCGTTGTGCCGACCTTTAGAACAACAGCGACCGGAATGGACAGGTTCGGAGCAGTCGGCTTGACATTGGTCATTGCCCCTGCGGTTGTCGGGGATGCGTAGAGGATGTCTCCAACGGAAAATGTGCTTGTGTTAATTTGACGGACGTGGCCAAAAGTCGTGCAATATCCAACTTCGCCACTGTCAGGCAGGTCGTGTGTCATCACGCCAAGAATGTAGAATGACGGAGACGATCCATTCGCAATGTATTTTGCGACAGACAACTCACCACTTGCCCCAGCCCCAATGAACCCCACAACCGAACCATCGGCGATTGTCGATCCAGTAGAGTTTTGAACGCGGGCGTATGTTTCTTGGCCGATCTGCTGCGTAACCCCGTATTCCATGCCAAGGTCAAGCGTTTGGTCGGTTGAGTTCCACGACAAAGTTCCCACGGCAGGCGTGTGGCTGTCAGTAGTGACAAACTCTATATCGGAGACAACCAGCTTTGCAGGCTGATATACTCCAACATCTTCGCCCTTGACGTAAGCGTTCTGCGCAAAAGCCTCAATAAGACGATTGCGCTGCGCGTCATAATCAGGGTTATATCCGCCGGGTGCTGGCGGTAGCTTCAACCTCATCGACGCCCACCCGGAATTGCGTTGAGGCGCTGCGTCCCAATCCGCCAATCAGAGTTGTTGACGGCCGTTACCTTCATCTGAATTTGTCGGCCGTTGAAGCGGACAGATGTTGGGTTCGTCAAGCTGTACGGACCGAACGTCTGTTCGGCCCCATTCGGATAATAGCGAGAAGAGAAGGTGGCGGTGACTTCGCCCTGATTGCGTTCGTCTGGGATCATCTCATTAATGTACAAGATGTTATCGCCCTGCCCGATCTGCACTGGCCCTGTCTCGGCGTACACGCTTTCCGTGCCGTGGTTCATCCCGATCTCGTGATCGTAGATGTAACCGTCGTCGGTCACCATAAGGGGGTTGGCGAAAACACCGCGATCAATACCAGCCGAGCGGCCAAGTTGGCCGATTGACCACACGTTCTGAACATAGTTCCAGATGACGTAGCGGTTGTTTTCTTGGCTCGATGCGGACGGATAGAAGAACCAAACCTCGTCGAACTGGGAGTTGTTGACCGCGTATGCCTTGCTGATCTGCGCTTGGTTAATGTCGGAGAACACATAGTCCGACACCTCGCAAGACACAGGCTTGACGTAGCCGTCATACATATAGAAGCCACGCGAACCCATCCAGACCGCGAAGTTGTCCTGAACGGCAATAGCGTTTGGCCCGGCAAGACCGCAGGCGCGGCCCGTAAACTCAGCCGTGTAAACGAATGGCTGGCCGACATAGGATACAACGTGTGCGTCGATGTCTGTCAACACGAGAACTTGGCCACGAACACGCTTAGCTGTGATAATTTTGCCACCCGTTTGCAACTCAAGGCTGCCAGCAAGGTTCGTTGATGCTGGCGTCCAGACAGTGTTGTCCTCAAGGTCAGACCACGCAATCTTGCGCGGGTTGCCAGATGCGCCAAGTGCAAACATCGAGCGTTCGTTGGTGACAAGCACGCCCGTATTAGAGGTCGGCGCATTCGTTACGACAACGGCCGGTGTCGGCGTTGCGGTATCGAGTTGCCACTCATAAATCTTGCCATCATAATTTGAGCATCCGACAAGATATTCGCCCCATGTATCGAGCGTCCATGTCGTGGCGGGAGTGACGACGCCAACATCGGGACGCGGCGTTCCATAATAGCCAGCACTGTAAAGGCCAACGCCATAGCCACCGCCAACAGACGCATTGGCGTTGCCGGGCGTAAAGCCAGCAGGCGTGATGTCCACGATCACACTCGACTGCGTGATGGCGTAAAGTTTGGAATGAGTGCCGACGCCAATATAGCGAGTGCTGTTGTTGGACCGCCACGCGATCATGCCACGGGCTTTGCCGGTAAGCGCAGTCGTTGTTCGGGCCTGCCAGCCACCGACGGGACGCATCATCCCTTCAACCCAGCGCACGAGGTTCACATCATACCAGCGGCCCGCACTGTCAAGTTCGGTTCCGTTACGGTAAACACCCGGCGGGATACTGATAGGAATAAGCGCCATTTAATTACCTGTGCGTAAGACTAAAGTTCTTATATCACTTCTTGGGCGTTTTTACAGCCTCTTCCCATGCTTCTATCGTTCGGCGGTGACGCAATGCACAGTCGCCATACTTGGCAATAATCTCGACTTCCCAAATAGCGCGTTCAGGATCGGTCAGTGTGGACGGCGGATTTGGAAGAGGAGGACAGTTACTTGCTAGGTTCGCTGGCGGCAGCGGCATTGGCACGATTGATACCGCCTTCGAGCAACCCGATAACACGAACATCAGGCTCACAGCTAGGATCAGCCACAGGCAGCGTTTTGTAAATCTCACGGATCGTCTCTCGCTCTCCGGCGACCACGACATCGGTTTTATCTTGTTCGGCTTGGTAAAGCGTAGAAACCTCATCTATCTTTCCTTGCATTTGCTGGCGTTGCTTCTCAGCCTTTTCCAGAGCCGCAGCATAAGCGGCGTCGCACTGCCAGTCTTTGATTTTCCATCCGGCGGTGAGGCCAATAGCAAGAGCGCCTGCCGCCACATAGCCCATGATCGGATTAATCGGCCCCATTTATCTTGCCCCATTCTCTCACCGCAAAAATTGTCGCACAAGATGCGATTGTCGCCGCCAAATCAGTAAGTGATATTGGAGACTTTGTAATCATCGGCAGCACGACAGCGTTAACGATAACGCCAACCGCAATCCCAATGCACGTTACTGGCCTCCACCAAACGCGGACACGTTCAAGCAGGGCGGCTTCAAGTTCTTTAATTGTCATTTTGGATCAGGGTATTTAACATGAGGAAGCTCCCAGTGCGGGCCATCCTTAAACGATTTCCAGTCACCGCCCCAAGTAATCTGCACATTCTCCAATCGAGCGGCCTCTTTCATGGCCTCTTCAATGTGGTCGAACAACGGCCAGTCCCAACGGATGCTGCCAGCGACGTAGGGGGCAATATCCACTGCAAAGCCATGGATATGGCGTGATCGCATTGTCTTGGTTGCGCCCTTGGCAAATAGCTCTTTCTGCCGAGCCAAGGTTCGCAAACCTTCAATCACAGTGAAGTCTATCTTGGAAATGCTGATCGCACGTTTCACCACGCGCACCAAATCAGGATGCACGCCGCGAAGATTTAGCAGGGAACGTGGGCCTAGTTTAAAAGCCATTACCGATCAGCCTTATTGTCCAGTTTGTCTTCAATCCGGCGAAGGTGCATCATTACCTCATCAAACTTCTTGTCGATGGCATTGAACTTCTCTTCACCATAATCCAGCTTCGTCTCAAGAATAGCGAGACGATTGCTCAACTGCGTCCACACACCAACAAGGCCAAAGACGCCAGCGATGATTGTGAGAAGCGTGTCAAAACCGAAGTTCATGTCCATCGACAGAAGCCTTTACCAAGGAAGCGCGGGATGCACGACAGGCGGGTTCACCTGATCCGCGATCTGCTGCGCCACGTTGGCTTCGAGGCTTGCAACCTGTTCCGCGCCCAAGGCGTCCTTAACCCAGCCAATCACTTGCTCTTCGGTCAGTGACGCATACGGAACAAACGGCGCATCGGGATCGAGCGTAACGCCCTGTGAGCCGTAGACGCTACCAGCGTGTTCGCCGTCAACGCCATTCAGCGTCCAATGAACGGAGAACACAACGTCGCTGTGGCCTTCAGCTTCGGGATATGCGTCAAGCTGAGAAACGCTCCATGTATTTACAACTGCCATCTTACTTTCCTTCTAATTGTGCCACGCGGGCGCGGAGTGATTGAATTTCCTTAACGAGCATCGGAACCAGTTTTGAATAGTCCACGCCCATCATATCTTCTGGGTCTTCTGGCTGGCTGACTGCCTCTGGTGCGACTTCGACAAGTTCTTGTGCGACAAAACCGTAACGCTGATGGCTGTCATCTGACTTCCAGTCAAACTTCCGTACTTGAAGCGCGTCGATAAGGCTTGCAGCGTCGTCTGCGTCGGCAATGTTTTTCTTCAGGCGAACATCTGAAGTGGTGTTGTACAAAACCGCAGTTGTGCCGCTCTGCGTGATTGAGCCAATGGCTGTAGAGTTATAGACAAAGCCAACATATGTCGCGCCACTGGCCGTGCCGTTAGCGTGGCCAATGAACATGGCAGTAGCTGAGTTGCCCGTAATGGCTGCG